ATACCTTGCAGGCATCAGTGTCGGCTCGTACTCGTATCAGTCGAGCGCTGAGTCTCGCATGGATTTGTGGACATTTGGTGTGCGCGCCTACGCCGACTGTATCGCTGGCACATTGTCACAAAATAATGTTTTGCCTAATGGAGTTTATGTCGAATTTGATGTTGAGGATTATTTGACTGGCGAGTACTCGCTTACAAATCGTGATGATGCACAAATGCCTGACACAGTTGATGTAGTGTCGCAGTCATGATCCGTTTAACCCCTTCACAGATCACGGTTGATGCAGGTGCGGTCGGGGAATTACCGCGCCGCTCAATCAGTGGCATAGCAGTAACTTACGATGAGACAGCGGTAGTTGCTGACGGTACAAAGGTGCGCATTATGCAAGGCGCGTTACCTGTTGACGGTCGCAATCCAAAACTTTACGGTCAGCATGACTCAACACAAATTTTGGGCATGGTTACAGAGCGCGAGGACACGCCAGAAGGCATGATGTTTGTTGCCAAGATCAGCGCCACTCGACTTGGTGACGAATACTTGACACTTGCAAATGACGGTGTAATTGACTCGGTATCTGTTGGCATTAACCCGACAAAGTTTAGTTATGACGATGAAGGCGTAATGATCGTTGAGGCAGCCGACTGGACAGAGTTAAGCATGGTCAGCCAAGGCGCGTTTAGCGGTGCAGTCATTACAGAAGTTGCAGCGAGTATCCCACAAACCGAACCACCAATAGAGTTAAATGAAACTATACCTACACAGGAGAAACCAATGTCAGATCAAATTGAAACACCAGTAGTCGAAGCAGCACAATCAACTGTTGACAAATTGTGGGCTAAGCCTGCACGCGAATTTGCTATGCCAACACCAGGCGAATATCTTGCAGCAATGCACATCGGTGGCGACACTCTCGTTAATGTTCAGCAAGCAGCAAAAGCAGCTGCAATGAAGCGACAATCAGCATTGCAAGCAGCGGCTGGTGACATTCTTACAACTGATACACCGGGTCTGTTGCCAGTGCCAGTACTCGGGCCACTATTCCAAGACATCAATTTCGTGCGACCAGTTGTTACAGCATTTGGTGCACGCGCAATGCCAAACACACCAAGCAAAACATTTGTGCGACCAACGATTACAACGCACACGAGCGCTGCAACACAAACCGAAGGCAGTGCAGTTAGTGCAACAACAATGGTGATCGCATCTAACACGGTTACTAAAACAACTGTTGCAGGTCAGGTCACAATGACTCGACAAGACATGGACTTTACTGACCCAGCTGCAATGCAACTTGTATTGAACGACTTGGCTGGCGAGTACTTGATTGCTACAGACAACATTGCTGCAGATAACTTGGTCTCAGGTAAGACTGCGTCAGGTTCAACATGGACTGTTACAGCAGGCGACCCGACATCACTGATCAATTCTTTGTACGACGCGGCACGAGAAATTGCTGAGGACTCAAACTACTTCCCTACTCACTTGTGCGTTTCGCCAGATGTTTGGGAAAAGTTAGGTGCACAGTTAGACAGCAACAAGCGCCCAGTGCTTGGTTATGTGACTGACGGTGTAGTTGGTCAAAACTCGCTTGGTCGAGTCGGCGGTCTTGGTTACAACACAATGAATGTGATGGGCTTGTCGCTGGTTGTAGATAACAACTTTGCATCAGGCACAATGCTTGTTGTGTACGCACCAGGCTACGAAATTTACGAAGCACAGCAAGGCGTCTTGTCTGTTGATGTACCGTCAACACTGAGCCGCACATTTAGCTACTACGGTTACTTTGCGACATTTGTTGCCAAGTCATCGTTCATTCAGGGCATCGTAATCGCCTAGTTGCATGGCGGACTAAACGCCATGGCAACTTACAAAACACAAACTAAGCAATTACTAAACAACTACGCCTGCATAAGCACGCTCGAAGCGTCAGAGATTGCGTTAGGCGAATCGGTAACTGTTTCAGGATTAGCTGCACCGTTCTCAGGAACATTCACAGTGCTTGCATTGCCACAATACAAATTTACTGGCATTGACTCAACTACTGGCGAACTGCTATTTGATGAGAACATTGCTGTACCTAATCAGGTGTTGTATGCGTGCACTGGCACAAGTGTTGAATTTGTTGTTGACTACTCAGGCACTGTCACCTATACGCAGACTTGTACTTGGATTACTGCAGCACAAATCTTGACATGGCTAGGTATCGCCACGGCGACTGCTGATGACACAACATTTGTTACACAATGCGCAAGCGCTGCAAACAATTTCATTTATCGCAGACGACAAGAATGCGGCTATCACGACAGTCTTACGACATCACCCGGTGGCGATGTCACGCTAGGCACGATCATGTATGGTGGCGCTTTGTATCGCCAGCGCGGTGGCATATCTGACTTTGCATCGTTTGATGGCATGTCTCAAGGCTCGACTAACGGACTGTCGCCACTGGTTAAACAGTTGATCGGTGTTGACAGACCACAGGTTGCCTGATGGCAGCGCAAACATATAGCGATCTATTTAACACATCTATTAACACGCTTGCCACAACACTTAACGCAGTGTCGGGCTTGGTGTGCGTTACTGACCCACGCAATGTACAGCCACCATGCATACTGCTAGATGCAATGTCATTTACGGCGTTTAACAGCAACATTGTTGACATGTCAATACCAGTCACTGTTATTAGTCTCGGGCCAAGCAACGCTGACGCATACCGCAATGCACTAAACATTGCAGCCAAAGTCTTAGCAGCCAAAGTCGCAGTCACTGACGGCAGACCAACAACACTTACAATCGGCGGTGTTGACTACCCTGCACTATCGTTAAACATACAAATGAAAGCGAGCACTACCTGATGGATTACGAAGTAACCAGCAACAGACTTAACGGCTATAACTGGGGTGACATCATTCGAGAAGCTGACTTAGGCGAACTGACAACTGATCTAGAATTTCTAGTTGACTCTGGGCATCTATCCCCACTAAAACCCAAAAAATCTGCTAAAACTATAAACACAGAGCAAAAGGATTAACCCACATGGCTACGAGCGTCTATCTATCAAACCCTAAAGTAACGATCAATGCAGTTGACTTGCAAGATCAGTGCACAAGCGCAACTGTTAACTATGTGTTAGAGCAACTTGAGACAACAGCGTTTGGTGACACGGCACGCAAGTACGGCGCATCTACAGTGACATCGTTGCAAAACAACAGCATTGAAGTTGAGTTGTACCAGTCGTATGCAGCGTCAGAAACTGAGGCAACCATTTACGGTCTTGTCGGTATTCAAACAACTTTGATTGTTGCACCTGCTACAGGCGCTGCATCAGCCACAAACCCGACCTACACGCTCACAGGCGCGTACCTTGAATCTCACACACCAATCAATGCAAGTTTGGGCGAACTGTCAACAATCACGCTGACATTTAGCGGTGGCGTATTGACTAAAGCGGTCGCATGATCGCGCGGCTCAAGCCGCTGAGAACTAACAACGCAAGACCAACCGAGAGGGTACACGCATGCAACTAACACTCAAAGCAACATTTAACGATGACACACAAATAACAGTGTCAACAAACCTAATGACAATTGTGGCATGGGAACGCAAATATAAACGCAAAGTGTCACAAATCGCTGAAGGTCTTGGTATTGAGGACTTGGCATTTATGGCGTACGAAGCGTCACGCACATCAGGCGTAACAGTCCCGGCACAACTAGATGAATACATTAAGTCGTTAAAGAATTTAGAGGTGGTTGAACAGAACAGCCCAAAAGCAGACGCGGTTCCTACCGCTACGGATTAGCGCAAATTGTTGTGGCTACTGGTTACTGGCCTGCTGGCATCGCTTTCGATATTGACGATATGAACACTGTTATAGAACTTATTAACAAAGAGCGCAAGCAATGAATGTGTCAACAACGGTACAGGTGGCAGGTGTTAAGCAAACTATTAACGCGCTTAAACAAATTGACCCAGAGTTGCAAAAACAATTTAAGGCTGACGCTAAACAGATTGCACAGCCAGCAATTGACGCAGGCAAGCGTGCTTATACACAAGTGCCATTATCGGGCATGTCTCGCAATTGGAAATCACATAAACGCACACCACCACAAAGCATCAAAGGTTTTAATGTGCAACGCGCACAGGCTGGCGTTCAAATGAAATTTGACACTAGGCGTAACGCTGTTGGTGTAATTCTTGTTATACAAAAAGATCAGGCTGCAGCAATCTTTGAAACTGCAGGTCGCGCAAACGCAAACACGCTTAGCAATAATCTTGAGCCTGTACGACCTGGGCGCACTCGACTTATCGGGCCTGCGGTGTATCGAGCGCGCAAAGGCATTGAGCGTGAAATGCAACAAATGATCAACGGTGTTTCAAGCATGATTGCGAGGCGCATGTAATGGCTTTATCTATTCCAATTATTTCTGAGTATGACGGTGCAGGTGTCAAAAAGGCAATTGCACAATTTAAAGATTTAGAAGGCGCTGGCGCTAAAGCAGGGTTTGCGTTAAAGAAGGCTATGGTGCCTGCTATTGCGGTGCTTGGCGGTTTGACTGCAGGTCTTGGCTTGGCGACTAAGGCAGCGGTAGAGGATCAAAAAGCGCAGGATTTATTAGCACAACAATTGCGCACTAGCGCTAACGCTACTGATGCCCAGATTGCCAGCATGGAAAGTTTTATATCGGCATCGTCTCGCGCGTTTGCTGTTACTGATGACGAGTTGAGGCCTGCAATGGCAAGCCTTACTCGATCAACTGGCTCGGCAGAGGAAGCACAAAAACTATTAGAGACTGCATTAAATATCAGTACTGCCACTGGCAAAGATTTAGAGACTGTCACGCTTGCGCTTGGTAAGGCTTACAACGGTTCTACTAGCGCGCTAACAAAACTTGACCCATCGCTTAAAGGTGTCATTGACTCAGAGTCAACAATGACTGACATTACTGAGGCGCTTGCTGTTTCGTTTGGTGGCTCGGCAACTGTTGCAGCGCAATCATTTGAGGGTCAAATGAAGGGCATGACTATTGCGTTAGACGAAACTAAAGAGTCAATTGGTGCAGCACTATTACCAGCGTTGCAAGCATTACTCGGAATCCTTAAACCTGTTGCAGACTGGGCACAACAAAACACAACAACATTTTTAATCTTGATAGGCGTTATCGGTGCAGTTGCTACAGCAGTTATTGCAGCCAATGTCGCTATGAAAATTTATCAAGCAACACTTGTGCTAACCAAGATCGCCACTATTGCGCTGAACGCGGTAACAGCCGCTAACCCATTTGTTTTAGTTGCAGCTGCAGTAGTGGCGTTGACTGCAGCAATGATATTTTTAGAAGTCAAGTTCAATGCAATGTCTCGAGCATTTGACATGTTCGGTAACGCAATCATGGTTGTCACTGGGCCACTAGGCATACTCATCGGCATGCTACGCAAGTTAGACAGTTTGCGTGAGAGTCTTGGCGGATTTGATTTAGGCGGTATAAACATTCCTGGATTTGCTGACGGTGGAATTGTGACTAAACCTACTTTGGCTATGGTTGGCGAAAAAGGCCCAGAGGCAATTATTCCGTTGACTGGCCCTAACGCAGGTGCAGGCATGGGCGGTGGCGGTGGCGTGACTGTCAATGTGACTGGCGGTCTTGCGACTAGCGCTGAGATAGGTCAAGCAGTGGTTAATGCTTTGCGCGCATATAACAGGTCTGCAGGGCCTGCCAATATTCAGGTGGCGTAGTGGCTGGCGTTGCTGTTGTTGGGTCTGGCAATTATTCGTTAGAGATTGACACAGGGTTTGTACAAGACGCATTTATTTTAGACTCGGTTACTGCAGGTGTACTTAACAACACGCAGTATGTGCTTGACGGTACGACTAATTATGCAGAAGTGTTAGATGGTTGCACGACTGTCGGTGTTAAGCGCGGTAGGCGCGATCAAGGCGACCAGTTCAGCGCTGGCACTATGTCATTTACGATGCTTGACACTGACGGTATTTTTAACCCATTTGACCAGCAGTCGCCCTACTGGGACAGCACGACACAAAAGCCGGGACTAGCACCGATGCGCAAAGTGCGACTGTCTCGATACAGCAACACAAATGTTAAAGAGTATTTGTTTACTGGCTACATCGTTAACTATGACTACAACTTTGCATTAGGCGGTATTGACACTGTCACTGTTTATTGTGCAGACGATTTTTATTTATTGGCACAAACATATTTTGCAGAGTTTAATGTCAGCGAGCAGTTAAGTAGCGCTCGACTTAGCGCGGTACTAGACAGACCTGAAGTTGATTTTCCTATTGCTCAGCGCGACATTGCTACAGGCACACAGACGCTCGGCGGTGCAGCTGCCTACACAATTCCAGACGGTACAAATGTGCTTGAGTATTGCTCACGCATACAACTGGCAGAGCAGGGCAGATTGTTTATGTCTCGAGATGGTGACATTACATTTGATGCAAGGCTTGGTAACACGCTGTCAGGGTCTATTGCAGATTTTCACGATGACGGCACACAATATTTATACAACGGTGTTGGCATAACATTTGAGGCAGATCAGGTTGTCAATCGCGCGTCAGTAACTATTGCTGGCGGTAACACGCCACAAGTAGCAGAGGACTTAACTAGTCAGGGCGTGTACTTTATACAGACTGAGAGCATCACAGAGTCTTTGTTACATAATAACGCTGCAGCGCTAACGCTGGCAAATTATTTGCTAGAGGGTGAGCCTGAGGCGCGCTATACAAGTGTTGAAACACAGTTCAATATGTTGACTACAGCACAGCGCGACACGCTGGCAACAATAGATATTGGCGACACGATCACGGTAGAAAAAACTTTCACCAGTGGTGCCGGCACTACAGAATTAGCGCAAGAATTGGCTATTGAAGGTATCGAGCACAGCCTGAGCATTAGCAACGGTCACAGCATCGCGCTATTTACTAGCCCTACTACGATCGTTTACGAACTAATACTTGATGACGCGGTGTACGGCATACTTAACTCGGACAATGTTTTAGGTTAATCTAAGGAGCAACTATGGCAACACGACAAGTATTTACGGCATCGCAAGTATTGACTGCAGCAGAGCAAAACGCGCTTGCGACAGCAATGATTGCTATTAACGCCCAAACTGGCACGACCTACACAACAGTGTTAACTGATGATGGCAAACTAATCACATGTTCTAATGCGTCAGCAATTAGCGTAACTATTCCACCAAACTCATCAGTCGCCTACGGCATTGGTACACAACTAAACTTTGCACAACTTGGCGCAGGACAAGTCACACTTGTTGCAGGTGCAGGTGTCACGCTTAATTCGAGTGGCGCAAAACTTAAATTAAAAGATCAGTACTCAGTAGCGACATGCGTCAAAACTGACACAAACACATGGTTTGTTGTCGGTAATTTGTCGGCATAAGTTATGCAAATACTCGCAGGCGTTGGCGCTGCACCAGTGCTAATAAATTATTTGGTTGTCGCTGGCGGTGGCTCGGGTGGTCAGGAAAATTTTAGTACCGGGTGGGCTGGTGGCGGTGGTGCTGGTGGCATGAAATCGGCGGTAGGTGCTGAAGTTGCATTGACTGGCAGTTACACAATCACTGTTGGCGCTGGTGGTGCACAAGTTGGTGCAGGCTCGGTCGGTAATGATGGCAACACATCGTCAATAAGTGGCACAAATTTATCTGTCTCGACTACTGGTGGTGGCGGTGGTGGTGGTGGCGGTAGCGGTGTTTGCTCAGGTCGTAACGGTGGATCGGGCGGTGGCTCGGGCGCTGTATCTGGCGGTAGTGCTGGTACGGGTGTATCTGGTGAGGGTAATGCAGGTGGTGCGCTTTATGACTCGGGCGGTAGCGGTACTGCTGCTGGTGGTGGTGGCGGTAAAGGCGCTGTCGGGTCGCAAGGTAATTTTGTTAGCGGATTCATTTATGGTGGCAACGGCGGTGACGGGGCAACATATCTTGGCGTTTACTATGCAGGCGGTGGCGGTGCATCAATGCAAAACACATCACAAGGCACTACTTACGGCAAAGGCGGTTTAGGTGGTGGCGGTAATGGTGGCATTAACTCACCTAACACTGCACCAACGGCAGGTACAGCGAACACTGGTGGCGGTGGCGGTGGCGGTGTAAACAGTTTTGCTGGCGGTCAAATCGGTGCAGCAGGCGGTTCAGGTGTTGTCATTATTGACGCAGGCAAAGCAGCGATATCAACTACAGGTTCGCCAACAGTGTCGGGCACGATCTACACATTTACTGGCTCAGGAACGATTACCTACTAATGGCCTACTACGCACAAATAGTCAACGACCTAGTTACTGAAGTTATTGTCGTTGCAGACGGTGTACCAGACGGTGCACAATTTGCGCACGACCTACTAGGTGGCGTGTGGGTGCAAACATACATGGATAACCCTGACAAAAACTTTGCAGCAATCGGCTACACATACGACACAGTAAACGACAATTTCATTCCAATACAGCCATACCCATCGTGGGTGCTAAACAGTAAAGATCAGTGGGAAGCACCAATACCACAACCACCAGCACCACCACAAACATTGTGGAATGAGGAAACTGAAACATGGCAACCATACGCGCAACACTAATTACATGCTGTGTACTGTCGGCGTGCTCATTTACTAAAACAAATAACACAACGATTTATCAAAACAAAAACACAACCATAGAAAGGCCATGCCAAAATGTCACTGCGGACAGGTGCGAAGTTAGAAAATGAGGCGTTGCACGCTCGATTAGTTTTTACAGTCGGCGTAATTATGGCAGTCACATTTATGATCATGGTTGTCGGTCTGCTGTTTGGCATGCTATTTGTAAACATGCCTGCAGAACTGTCGCCACTTGATGGCAGCATTGTTGACCTACTCAGCACTATCAGCGTATTTTTGACAGGCGCGCTATCTGGTCTAGTTGCATCTAACGGTATAAAAAA